ATGGAGGATTTGAAGATAATACTTTTCATAAGTGGAAGCCTAGAAAAAAAGTTGATTTAAAAGGCGGTCAAGTATTAACAAAGAGTGGTAAATTAAAGCGTTCGATTGAGCCTAAAGAAGTATCATTTAAACGAATTGTAATAGGTTCATATTTAGATTACTCAAAAATACACAACGAGGGATATAATGGTGTACAAAAAGTAAGATCGAAAACTGGGAAAATATTTACTCGTCACATGATTATGCCTAAACGCCAATTTATGGGGAATAGTGCGAAATTAAGACGAATGCAGGAAGATAAAATATTAAAAATGATAAATAGGGCTTTCAAATGAATAGTACTTTTTTTAATGAAATACAAACACAACTTAACACGTATTTACCTAACTTGTATGTGCGTTTGTTCCGAAATCAATTTGATGAGTTGGAGGATGGAGATAACTATTCATTCCCTTTCCCGTGTTGTTTTATCGAATTTATAAACAATGAGCATATAAAAATGCTTGGAAATGGAGTTCAATTGTACGATCCTTTAATTGTAAGGTTGCATATTGGCGATGTTGAATATGATTCTGCTGATGGGCAATTGGATCAAAATTTAACAATATTAGGCTTAAAAGACCAAATATTTACTATACTACAAAAATGGAAATCAACTAAAAGTAGTATTTTTATCCGCACGGATGAACAAATGCACGTTCAACATGACCAAGTTAGTGTGTTTATTCAAGAATATACGACTACATTAACGGACGATTCATTACGTGAACCAGTTGGAGGACAGCAAACAACGCCTACAACTGATTTAGATTTAACAGTAACTTTTGAATAATGGCAAGAAGTATAAGTCAGATAAAATCACAAATGATTGATGAAAAAAACAATCAAAGTGCATTAAGCGGGTTAACGAGTACAAGTCAAACAGCTATATGGAATTTATATTTCTTCATTGTTGCAACTGCGATAAATATCTTTGAACAATTACAAGATTTGTACAAGTCGGATATTCAAACGCAAATTGCAAATGCTATTCCGCAAACAAAGCAATGGTTACAATCTATGGTGTTTAATTTTCAGTTTGATGCCAACAATCCACAAATACTTTCATTAGTTGATTTAGTTCCGCAATATCCAATTGTAGACACCACTAAACAAATCGTAACTAGATGTTCAGTAAATACCGAAATAAACAAACAAGTATCCATTCGAGTAGCAAAAGAAAATCCACCAGTTAAACTAACAACAGCAGAGGTTAATGCTTTGAGTAGTTATGTAACATTGATCGGGAATGCTGGGGTTACTTATAACGTAATTAGTTTAGATCCTGACTTAATCGAGATAAATGCGGATATTTATTACAACGCACAATATTCTGCTATTATAAGCGATTCAATGACCAATGCAATAAATACATTTTTAGCAAACATTGATTTTAACGGTGCGATTTATGTAGGTAAGTTAGAAGATGCGATGCGAGGTGTTGCAGGTGTAAATGATATTAAGATTAATGTGTTGAATGTACGTGCATCGTTTGAAACTTACGCCCAAACACATACGTTATACAACCTTTCAACAGGGATTAACAATCGTTTATACCAACCTTATGCAGGTTATATTATTACAGAAACAGAAACAAGTCATACATTAACCGACACACTTACTTACCATGCCCAATAAGTATTATATAGATTGGTATCAGTATTTACAAAATTTATTACCAGTTAATAAACGGTTAAATAAATTCATTGTATTTGGTAAGGTGTTAGTGTCGCAAATCAAATGGTTACATATAAACATATTTTCATACTTTTATGATGGTGCTACTTTTTCATATTGGGATATTTCGATAAGCTATACAAAGGGTACTTACATCAAAGGATTAGATAAGTCGATATACTATTGCATTGCAGATTCACCTGCAGGGCAAACAGTGTATGATGTTAATTATTGGTTACCGATTAATTCTGAATTCATAGGGGCAAAAGATAGGGTTCGATTTACTTCTCAAAAGGTTATTTTTGAATATGCTTTGAATACGTGGTTTGATTACACATTTCAAAATCCGCCTTTACAATCGCCTTTGAATTCTGTGTCAAATAATACTATTTATATTAGTGCAAATACAATCAATCCAAATGTATTTGTAATAGGGCAAAATCTAACTAATAGTTCTGTCGTTGGTGTTACATATACCGATTCAAAATACTTTGTAGGATTGCCTCCAAGTTCATTTGTTCAAAACGACTTTACAATAAATTACCAATTATCTGCAATTCCTAGTTATTTAACATCTACGGAATTTGAAAAACAAATAAGAGCCTTTGCGGATAAATTGGTATTAGCAGGGACACAATATAACATTCAATCATATTAAGCTATGAAACATTTATTAGGAGATTACATTTCGTCAACGGTACAACAACCGTTTGTTAAAGATTCAATACAATTATTAGATACAAACTTTACGGAGGTTGTAAATTCGTTGTCATTAGGATTGGCAAATATTTCACATCCATTAATTGTACATGGTTGCGTTTGGACTTATTCGGGTGGTGTATTGTCAATAACAGCAGGAGCAATTTTTTACAATGGTGAATTATATCAATGCGATGCTTTTACCGCTACTGAATCAATGCCCAGTAACATTTATGGTAATATTACAACGGTGTATGGTTCTAACGACCCTATTTTATTTACTGATGGATTGCCTTACAATGTTCACCAAACAAAAAAAATCATTTGGGGTGGTTCATCTAGTTCAATCGATTTACTTCAATTAGATTGGTATCGATTAAATAACGGATGGAATACTTATGCCGTTCAAGATTCCGATATTACTTTAGATAGTGGAACAGTATCGGTTGGGTCTTATGGTTCGTATATCAAATGGAAAAACGATATAGCGACAAAAACATTAATATTAGATATTCATTTAATTCAGCTTGAAACTTCCGCAACAAGCACAGCAGGTTTGAGAGTTGATTTCAATAATATTGTAACTGGTGGAGCAAATGGTTCTAATGGTGAATTCGTATCTATGGGAATGTACTTAAATAGTGCAGATGCTACCAAGAACAAAATGTGTCAAATGGTAACAACAAACGTATTAACAACAGTTGAATTTATACCTATTGATTTTACAACATTTGATTTAACTGGTACTAACAATGTTAGTTTCAGAGGACAAATAGTTTTAAATACGTTCTAAAACGATTTAGGGAATTTCTTTTCTTGATCCGTCATTCCTTCGTATATTTTAAGTAGTTGGTTGACCTCATACTCCTTCATAATTGCGAAGATTTGGCGGATTAAATTTTCTAGTACTTCGGACTTTGATTTTCTGTGTACAAAACAATACGCAGTTAGTAAATTATTGTCACGTGGTCGCAGATAAGTGCTTATTTCTTTTTTCTGTTTAGCCATTTATTTTTTAAATTTTCATTTATCTTTTTTAAAGCTACAATTTCTTTTTCCAAAGTTTCTATTTTACGTCTACGGTCTTGTACCATTTTAACAAGTCCTTTATTATCTCTAAACAATTCTTCTAATATATCAATATCCATTTTTTACTATACTTTACTATACTTGCAAATGTAAGAAATATTTTGTATTTAATTTTACCAACATGGAATTTAAATACACAATAGACCCAAATGTTGACGAGCCTATCATGTTAATTGATAAGCACATTGGCATGGATGCAGAGGACGGCATGGGGATAGACGGTGCGGAGTTTGCTCGTGAACTTTTGCTTTTAGATTCAATGTCTAAAAAACGTATTGAAATCCGTATAAATAGTGTAGGTGGTAGTGTTATGGATGGTATGACTATCTACAACGCAATTCTAAAAACAGATGCAAAAGTTGATACGTACAATGTTGGTATTTGTGCTTCAATTGCTGGGGTAATATTCCAAGCTGGTCGTAATCGTATTATGGCAGATTATTCATTGTTAATGATGCACAATCCTCAAGGAGGGGATAAAAAAGTGCTTAAAATAATGAAAGAGAGCCTTGTTACGATGTTGACTAGAAAAGCCAATAAATCGGAGGAGGAAATCGGTAAAATGATGGATGCAACTACTTGGTTAACGGCTGTTGAATGTTTAGAAAATGGGTTGTGTGATAAGATAGAGGAATCTGTTGAATTTAATAAACCACGAATAAAGAGTGAGGATGTTCAAAACGCTTATAAAGAAGCGGTAACAATCATAAATAGTTTTAATCAAAAATCAAAACCTATGTTAAAAGTAACAAACAAACTAGGACTTGAAACTGATGCAACCGAAGAAATGATTTTGGCATCAATCGAAGCAATCGAAAACAAATCGAAAGAAGAGATTGAAAAAGCTAAAAACGATTTGGACGAGGCAGAGAATAAAGTATCCGAGTTGAAGAAAAAAGTTGCCGAAATGGAAGAGGCAAAAAATGCAATGGAAGAAGAAGCGAAGAAAAAAGCCGAAGAAGATTGCAAAAACAAAGCTACGGAACTTGTTTCAAATGCTGTGAAGTTAGGTAAGATTGCTAACAAAGAAGAGGTTATTTCTTCTTGGACAAATCTTGCTATATCTGATTTCGATAACGCTTCAATAATGATTGACAATTTAACTGTCAATAAAGTTGGTGTAAACATCGAAAACAAAGAGGATGCTCAACCTAACAAATTAGAAAACGCTGCGGTTAACGCAATGATTGAAATTCAAAACAAACTTAAACTATAATAAAAAATGGCGGAAGGATTATCAATACAAGATACTACGTACTCGGGTACAGTATCTTCCTACATGATTACACGTGCTGTAGTAGGTGCGGATACAATCGAAAAAGGAGCTATCTATGTTGAAGATGGCATTAAAAAACAACGTACAATTCCACGTGTTGAGGTTGCTAACTTCATGCAACGTAGACAAGCAACACCAACTTCATCTGGTACGATTACTGTTGATGGTGCTGTGTTAGTACCTAAAGATTTACTTCTTTATACAGAAATCAATCCACGTGATTTTGAGCAACACTGGTATTCAGAACAACAATCACCAAAATTGTTAACTCGTGAACTTCCTGCAACGGCAGAAGCATTTATCATGATGCAAACAATGAAGCGTTTGAATGAGTTTTTTGAAAACGCAATTTGGAGATCAAGAATCGATTATGATGTATTAGGAAATGCAGTTGATCCAACTACAAAAGGTGATACTTCTGACGCTGCTAATTATTTCTATTTTGATGGTTTAATCAAAAAAGCATTAGACAATTCAAGTACTATCCAAGTAGGTTCTCCAGTTGCTTTGACAACTTCTAACATCCGTGATAAATGGACATTAGCATTGAGTTCAGTGCCTAAAGCATTATTATTCAAATATGGTGCTGGTGGTTTGAAATTCATCGTTTCTTATGCTGACAAATTGAAGTATGAAGAAGCATTAAGAACAGATGCTTACAAAAACATCCGTTCTGACGAGGCTGCGTATTCCAAATTCAGAGGATATGACATCGTAGAGTGTGCTGGTTTACCTGAAAACACTTTCTTTGTATGTATCGCTAAACCTGCTCAAGATTCTAACTTATGGTTAGGTATCAACAGTGTTGAAGATAACCAATTACAATTGGCTCGTTTACAAGCTAATTCAGAGTTATTTTTCATCAAAGGTTTATTCAAAATGGACACGCAAATTGGATTTGCTGACCAATTAGTTGTATACACAACAATCACTGACTAATAATAACTTTAGGGGGTTGAAATATATCCCCTTTTAAAAACTATAAAAAAATGGCAAGATTTGGTATTGCAAAAAACGAAGATAACACAGGACGTGTGTTAACATACAATTACTTAAAGCCTGCGTATGTTGCGACTTTAAGTGTTAACCTAAGTAATTCAAAAACATTTGTTGAACCTGCACTATTGACAGGTGCGATGACTGTAAATGCTGTTGTTTCGAATTCTTTAGAGTTTGACGAAGTAGTGTTTTTATTGACAGCGGATTCTACAAATAGAGTTGTAACTTTTGGAACTAACTTTAAAACTTCTGGAACATTAACTGTTACAGCTTCTAAAATAGCTTCAATTGCTTTTGTTTTTAACGGAACTTATTGGGTAGAAGTATCTAGAACGGTAACAGAATAGTCATGGAAGAACTAAAGCAAGCTTTATTAAATGAACTTGCACACGTTACCGAGATATTTTTTGACGACTTGGGTAATTGGTTCATTAACAAAGGGGATGGTTCGAGAGTTGTAAAAACGAGAGATGAAATCCTAAACGAGAAAAAACGAGTTAAAAAAATCGAAGAGCCTACTGCTGAATAGTAGTAGGTTTTTTTAAAATATAAAAATCATGGGTTTACCAAATATTACATTTAACTATGGGAAAGGTGGATTAGGTAGAGCATTGCCAGGAAAAGATTTTGTTTCGGGATTAATGTTTACAAATTCAAATTTACCAATCGGTTTTAGTTCATCGGCTAGAATCGTGAAATTATTATCTGTTGCAGATGCTGTAAATGATGGTATTAACAACCTTTATTCAGACGAAACTCAAGCTACATCCACATATACGGTATCTAATAAAGGTGCGGTGGGTGATACTGTTTTGGCAACGTACACTGATTATGCAGGAAATGTTATTACATTAGCTTCATACACGCAAGTAACGGCAGATGTTACATCCACAACAACAAGTGCTTCAAGGTTAGCGAGTGAAATCAACTTGCTTACAAACACAACGGGTTTCAGTGCAGTTGCGTCTAGTGCGGTTGTAACTATCACTACTAAAAAAGGAGAAGGTATCTATCCAAACACTGGAACACCTTACGCAGTTTCAATCACGGGTACTGTTGCAATGACAATTGCTCAAGCGGTTGTAAGTGGTGTTGCTTCTAAACGTGCAATCGAGTATTACCATGTTAGCGAGTTCTTTAGATTACAACCTCAAGGAGTACTTTACGTAGGTTATTACGATACGTATGTTGCTTCTAACATCGAATTGATGCGTGATTTTGCAGGAGGTGATATTCGCCAAATTGGTGTGATGAATGACTTATCAACTGCATGGTCAACGGGACAAGTTACAGCATTACAAACAAGTGCTACAACTTCGCAAACATTATACAAGCCTTTATCAGTATTGTATGCACCTGAAATTAGCGGTACAAGTTCATTAAGTTCATTGACTGACTTAACTGGATTAAACGCTAAAAACGTTTCTGTTATCATTTCTCAAGATGGTGCTGGATTAGGGTACAAGTTGTATAAAACAACGGGTAAATCAATTTCAGATTTAGGGGCTAAATTAGGAGCTGTTGCATTATCTGACACTAACGAATCAATCGCTTGGGTAGGGAAGTTTAACATGAGTAACGGCACTGAATTAGACACGGTTGCTTTTTCAAACGGTGTGACTTATTCAACGACAGCGGATTCAACACTTACTAACCTTAACAACTACGGTTATGTTTTTTTGCGTAAATTGGTAGGTATCACGGGAAGCTATAACACTCCTTGTACTACTTGCACTTTACCAAGTTCGGACTATCATTTTATCCAAAACAATAGAACAATTGATAAAGCGACTAGAGGTGTGCGTGCGAGTTTACTTCCTGACTTATCTTCTCCAATTACTTTAAATAGTGATGGTACGTTAACTGATGGTACAATTGCACACTTTGAATCACAAGCTGGTTTACCAATTGCTCAAATGGTTAGAGATGGTGAGGTAAGTGCTTATAGCGTAACGGTTGATCCAGCACAAAATGTTATAAGTACAAATACTTTAACAGTTGCAGTTCAATTGTTACCTGTTGGTGTTGCGGACTTCATTACAGTTAACATAGGTTTTACAACTAAATTATAATTATTATGCCAGTTCCTTTAATAAATGGTGTGGCTTACGGGTGGGGTAACGTACAAGTTATCCTATTCGGAACACCACTAACAACTATCACGAAGATAGATTATAACCACAAACAAAATAAAGAAAATATTTACGGAGCAGGTTACGAGCCTGTTGCTCGTGGATATGGTCGTGTTGAGTATAGTGGGTCAATTGAGTTAAAAACGGATGAGTGGAAAAGTATTATTGCACTTGCTCCAAATCGTAATCCGTTGAACATTCCTCCATTTGAAATACAAGTAATTATGGGAGGTACAAATGTGCTACCTACAAAAGACGTGTTAAAAATGGTTGAGTTCTTGGAAAATCCATTGACAACATCGGAGGGGGACACATCTATAACCGTAACTATTCCTTTGGTTATCGGTACAATTACACGATAATTTTCATATATTTACACTCATAAAACTAAAAGAATTATGAGTGTAAATTTTGATTTAGAAACAGCGACAAAAGAAGCTGAACAAAAGGCGGTTGAATTAACGTCAAAGTATGGTGAAACCGTACACGCACACGTTATCGTAACTGATAAACAAGAACCAATCGTAGGGTATTTTAAGCAACCAAACAGACAGCTTAAAATGTACGCTTTGGATATGGCAACGACTTCGTTAAGTCAAGCGAATGATACCATTTTACGTACTTGTTTAGTTGAAGAAAGCGACAATCGTATTTTAAATGAAAGTCCTGAAAATGATGCGATTTATTTAACATTCAATATGTACGCATCGACTTTGGTGGAAATGTATAAATTGAATATTCAAAAAAAAAGCTAAAGTATAAGATTACAGACACGAGTAGCGAAGAAAAACAGGTATCTGCACTTCTTCGCTATTTTTTTAAGATAGACCCCGACACGTTGAATGATGACGACTTTTGGAGGTTAGAGGGTGAACTAATGTATGCTTTGAGAAAAGATGGTAAACTAGAATAAAATGTCAAATAACCACGTTGAATACGTTATAAGCCTTAAAGACTTATTTAGTCAACAAATAGGCAAAGCAAAGAAAGAAACCGACGAATTAAACAATTCAGTCGATAAAACATCTATGTCATTAGGTGGTCTTGCAAAAATGGCTGCGGGTGCTTTTGCTGTTGATAAAATAATTGATTTCGGTAAAGAATTATTGCATACTTCCATGCAAGTTGAAGGGATTCGTAATCAAATGTCGTTTGCTTCTGGAAGTGCAAAACAAGGCGGTGAAGATTTTGATTATGTCCGACAACAATCTAAAAAAATGGGGCTTGACTTACTTACAAGTGCAGAAGCATTTGCGAAGTTACAGGGAGCAACAAGGGGAACGGCAATTGCAGGACAAAAAACAAAAGATATTTTTGAGGGTGTAGGTATGGCTTCGACTGTGATGCATTTATCTGCGGAACAATCAAACGGGGCTTTTCTTGCTTTATCTCAAATGATGAGTAAAGGAAAAGTAAGTGCGGAGGAGTTAAATGGTCAATTAGGTGAAAGAATTCCAGGTGCTTTAGGGATTGCATCTAGAGCGATGGGAACGACTACTAAAGACCTTATGGCTATGATGCAAAAAGGTGAATTAACATCGGAGGTGTTTTTACCACGTTTTGCAAATCAATTAAAAAAGGAATTTGCTGGAGGTATGGAAGTAGCTTCCAAATCTGCGACAGCAAATTTTAATCGAATGAATAATTCTGTTTTAGAAACAAAATTAACATTAGCAGATTTAGGACAAAATGTTTTAAGTAAGGTTGTTGGTGGTATTCAAACTTTAATGAACCATGTACAAGACTTTATAAAAAACAACAAAGATATGTTTACAAATCTAGGTCAATTCTTTAGTAATGTATGGGATGGAATAAAACCTATTGCGTATGTTATTGGTGGATTAGTTAGGGTTGTAATGGAGGGTGTTCATTCTATAATTTGGGCATTTAATCAATTAGGCGGTTTAGGGAAAATAGTTATAGGATTTACGGGTGCAGTTTGGTTATTAAACATAGCAATGACAGCAAATCCTGTGGGTGCTATTATTGTAGGTTTTGTCGCTTTAATTGGTGCGGTTTCGTTAGCTTGGAAAAAGTTTGACGGATTTAGAGGTACAATGATGGGAGTTTGGGAAGTAGTCAAAGGACTTGCTAAAAGTTTCTATGATTTAATTGTAGGTATTCAAACAATGGATTTCTCACAAATGAAACGTGGATTTAATTCTTTGTTTGATGTAGGTAAGAATTTTAATAAAGGATATAACGAAGCAGTTAAAAAGCCTAAAGTTGTCACATTAAAAGAAGTATCAACAGAAAAAAATAAAATAAAACCTACTTCATCAAATCCTTATTCACCTACTACTACAACAGGAGCAATACCAACAGCATCCAAAGTACAACAGAAACAAGCTACACAGATACATATAAACATCGGTAAATTAATCGAGAGTCAAAATATTAAGGTAGAAAATGCAACTAAAGACTTTGTGGATAAATTACACACGGCAGTTGCAGAAGTATTGTTAAATGTCGTTAATGACGCTAATAGAATTGCTACACAATGAAGTTTATTATACCAAAAGATTCGGAACAACTTTCAAATGCTAGTAAGCTGTTAATTAGAACGGTTGGCGGTGAGTATTTGAAACGTGGGGTTATTAATTTGTTAGAACCAAATGAATACCCAAAAGACCCAGCTTTATCTCAAAGTTATTTAGGGTCAAATGTATTGAGTAATCTAACATTGATTGATAAAGTAACAGGAAATAAAATAGCAGTTGACACGGCATTATTTAACGTAACGCAAACAAAACATATAGTAACAACACCGATACAAGGTCGTGACGGTACAGTAAAGGAATATATTTCAATGGGTGACTATCATGTGACTATTAAAGGTGTGATTGCTGGAGTTAATGGTTTTTATCCAAAAGATACAAAAATTCAAAATACAGCAACTGTAACGGAACTATTGCAAATGTGTACTATAAATAAAGCTGTAACCATAACATCATGGTTTACTTTGATGTTTAACATTAACGATATTGTAATCACAAATTTCACGCTTGGACAAGTTGAAGGAGAATATTCAACGCAATATTTCGAGATAACCGCATTAAGTGACACACCTTTTGAAGTTAGTATAAATGCTTAATTTAAAATCACAAATACAAATTCTGCAAAAACCAAGAGAAACGTATCCCGAACGAAACGATATTATAACTTTTGATTTTGTAAATAACCTAGAGATTTCGTCTACATGGCAAAATTTAAGTGATACGGGTTCGATAATTTTCCCTAAAAACGTATCATTTAGAAACCAATACGGAGCAGTATCTTCATGGGCTAAACAAAACGTGGTAATTGAAACTGGTAAAAATCCACCTTTGATAATGCGAGGGGATAAGATAATTATTGTTTTAGGCTACGAATATGAAGTAAGTGCTGGTAATTTTCAAACGATAACAAATAAGGTCTTTGAGGGTTACATAACATCTATTAATAACCGCATACCTTTGGAATTGGAATTTGAAGATAACACGTGGTTACTAAAACAAATTCAAGCACCAAATAAAACATTTAAGTCGACAGATTACACACTCGAAAGAATGATGAAAGAGTTGTTAATCGGTACACCTTTTTCATTTCAAGACAATATAAATGGAAATAAATTAAGCACTACCTTTGGCGATTTCACAACTCAAAACGAATCAATTGCCGAAGTATTAGCAAGGTTACAAAAAGACTTTCGATTTGAATCTAATTTCAAAGGTAATGTGTTACGAACTGGAATGTTTGTGTATTACCCCGAAGGTAGAAATACACATAATTTTAAATTTCAACATAACATAATTTCGGATGATCTAGTTTACAAACGTAAAGATGATGTAAAAGTAGGAGTTGAGGTCCATACTACGCAATTAGAACCATACAAAGATGGGGCTAAACGTAAAGATGGAATAACGAAATTCAAGACGGTTAAATACGATTACTTTGGTTACTACTACAAAAATGAATTACGTATCGTTCAAGTTGATCAAAAGCCAAAAGCATTTGACGGAGAAATTCGTACGATAAACATGATGAAATTGCCTATTGATAAGATTAGGGATTACATAAAAACGCAACTTAATAGGCTTACATACGAGGGATGGAGAGGTTCATTTACTACGTTTGGGCTTCCAATGGTACAACATGGGGACATTGTTAATTTAATTGATAATGTACTTCCCGAAAGAAATGGTCGCTACATGGTTAAAAGTGTCGATACATCATTTGGAGTAAATGGATTTAGGCAAGAAATCGGACTAGATATAAAGGTTGATGACTACACAGATGCAGAATTAAATGCAGGGCTATGAGCAGTGAATTAAGACAAATAAAAGAGGGAATACAACGTTTGGCTGGTACGTTTGGAAAAGATTACGTATCAACGGTTGATTGTGATGTTACTGCGGTGAATGAATCTAACCGTTCGTGTTCAGTAACTCCGCTTACGACTTCATTAGTGACGGGATTTGACGAGGTTTTTCTATGTGCCGATCCAAACGATGGACTTATATGTTATCCCGAAATCGGTAGTACAGTACGGGTTGCTGTAACAAATAAGGGCGAAAAGTATGTGTTGCAATTTAGCGATTTACAAAAGTTACGTATAACAATTGGCGAAAGTGAATTTACGGTTGTAGATGGTACAATATATTTAGGTGATGGAAGTTACGGAGGGTTGGTAAAAGTAAATGATTTGATAAGTAAACTTAACAACCTAGAAAATAAGGTTAATGACTTGCTTAATACATTTAACTTACACACTCACGTAGCCAGTGCATTTGGTTCACCAACTACACCGCCACCCACTCCGGTAGTTGGGGTGTTGACTCCGACAATAGTTAGCGATTTAGAAAACAATGCAATAAAACAAGGTATATGATAGCATACGATTTAATTAGCGATTCCGTAGGGGATTTGGATATACTAAACGGGGATTTTGTGATTGATGCTTCCGATGAGCAACACATTGCAGATATTATACAATCTGCACCAAATTGGTGGAAGGAATATCCTCAAGTAGGTGTAAACATACAATTATATTTAAGTGGTTCAAATACCGATCAATTGAATCGTAATTTGAAACTACAATTACAAGCGGACGGTTATAATGTTACGTATGCTAACATAACGCAGGATAACGAAAACTTTACATTGGATACAGATGCAGAACGTGTATAAAGTACAGTATGGTGAAACATTACAGGATGTTTGTATAAAATTGTACGGATCACTAGAATATCAAACAAAGTTAATGTCAGACAATGATGTTAATTTATACGATGATTTGACGGGTGCTACATTGGTTTACGACCCTAGTATTATTTTAACACTCCCAAAGGCTATACAGTCGGACACAACAACCGATACAACTCAATTAAGTGTTATTGGTATCGATAGGCAAAGTGTGTTTGATATTGCTATACAATCACATGGTACACTAGAAAACATTGTGTCGCTATTGGATGCAAATGGATTGAGTTTTCAAAATATGAATAATGTTAAGCAAAAACAATTTATTTACTATACAACGGATATTAAAAACTATCCTTTATATAATTTTATGCAAAATCTAGGGACTTCTGCAGGTTCAGTAATTAATGACACTGGCAAACAAGGAGGAAGTTTCAACGGATCGTTTAATTTATCGTTTTTATGAGTAATCTAAACAATACAAGTCTTAAAGCAAATATTGATGCTAACGTATACGAGAATGTTGACCAAGAAATAACAGGTCAACATTTAAACAACGTATTGACAAATATTAACGATTCAAAAGCTAGTTTATCAGATGATAATGCGTTTACTGGTAATAGCACAGTACCAACGCAAACAAGTACGGATAACAGTACTAAAATTGCGACAACGGAATTTGTACAAACGAATTTACTTACAAAGTTAGACGCTACAATTAGACAAATCGCATCGACTGCCGTTTACTTTGACAAGCCTAGTATTTTTATAAATGGTACAAGTCCATTAACTGGGAATATTACACTAAATACAGCATACACGCAATCACCTGCAATGTGGGCGGTTATGTTACATAATAGTGGAACTGCACCAACATTTGACAGTAATTTCGTACAGACAACAGATTCATTAGATTATGTTATATCGGCAAATAATTACATTGAGTTTTATTGTGTAAGTGCTACAAAAATATTGTATCGAATTAAACAAGAGGGAAATGGTATAAATTCTGTATTCCTTAAAAAAAATTCAGCAATTACAGGGGCGACACATACGAAAATAACTTACGATACAAATGGTTTAGTAACGAGTGGTACGGATGCAACAACAAGCGACATCGCGGAGGGTAGCAATTTGTATTACACCGATTCAAGAACTAGAGCGACGGCATTAACGGGGTTAAGTGTTGCTGGTGGTACAGTTACAAATACGGATAGTGTATTAACAGCATTTGGGAAGTTACAAAACCAATTAAATGCGGTTGCAAGTCCTATGATTTATCAAGGTACATGGAACGCTAATACTAATAGTCCTACACTTACTTCTTCGACAGGTACAAAAGGTTATACGTATAAGGTTACAACTTCGGGGTCAACAAACTTGGATGGAATAACGGACTGGAAGTCGGGGGATTTTGCGGTATTTAACGGTGCAACTTGGGATAAGTGGGACACAACGGACGCCGTAACATCGGTAAATGGTTACACGGGTACGGTTGTTTTAGGTACGGCAGATATTTCAGATTCGACGAATAAAAGATACGTTACGGATGCAGAATTAACCGTTTTATCAAATACAAGTGGAACAAATACTGGCGATGAAACAACTGCAACTATTAAAACGAAATTAGGTAGTGCAAATACATCATCTGATGGATATTTATTACATACAGATTGGAATACATTTAACAGTAAACAATCTGCATTAAGTGGGACGGGTTTCGTTAAAATTAGTGGTACAACAATAAGCTACGATAATAGCACATATTTAACGGCAAATCAATCGATAACATTAAGTGGTGATGTTTCGGGAAGTGGTACAACTGCAATTACTACAACGGTATCAAATGCAAGTGTAATTGCAAAATTATTAACAGGATTCACTTCTGGGGCTGGAACGGTTAGTGCTACGGATTCAATATTAGGGGCTTTTCAAAAAATTGTCGGTAATATTTCCGCATTAGTAACTGGGGTAAGTTCGGTGTTTGGTAGAACGGGTGCAGTTACGGCTCAAAGTGGTGATTATAACACATCTCAAGTTACTGAAAATACAAACCTTTATTTTACAAATGCAAGAGCAATAGCATCAACATTGACAAGTTATACTGCTGGTGCAGGTACTGTTTCTTCGAGTGACACCATAATAGGCGGGTTACAGAAATTGGATGGTAATATAGCAACAAAAGCAAATGCTACGCCAAGCGTTCAAAATGTTACAAGTTCTGCAACCGTTACACCTACTTCATCAAATGATTTAGTGATAATAACAGCACAAGCAGTCGGGTTAACACTAGCTAATCCTACGGGGACTTTTGCAGAAGGTCAGCCGTTAATGATTAGAATTAAAGATAATGGTACAGCTCAAACAATTGCATTTGGAACTAATTATAGAGCTATTGGAATAACATTACCAACAACAACTGTTGCAGGGAAATATATGTATTTAGGAATAATGTATAATAACGTAGATTCTAAATGGGATATTTTAGGATTAAACAACCAAGCATAGAATGATTAGAAATTATTACAAGATAATTAGTTCTATGCTTAAAAACACTGTTAGTACATTACTAACGGGGTTATACGCTGTTTATAAGGCTGAATGGACAGGTACATCTTCGTTAGATACTTCTGTTTATTCGGTGTATAACGCTGAATCAAACGCAAATGATTCATACGGTTCAAATAACGGAACATTTAACGGGACACCAGCTTATACAACGGGAATAGTATCAAATGCTTTTTCATTGAATGGAAGTAGTTACGTTGAAATGCCTGATAATTCACATGAATTTACAAGTAATTTTTCTTTTAACCTTTGGATTAAATTAACTAGTTTAAGTGCAACTTGTATTCCAATTGCAAACTATACTACTAGCGGAGTACAAAAAGGATTTTTCCTATCCATTGCAGCAACTGGAGCAATCTCATTTCAAGGGTATGCAGGTGGAATAAGTGTTTCTTCATTAACATCTTCTGGAAGTGCTGTTACAACTGGAACTTGGTATATGCTTACAATTGTTTATACCTCGGGAAGTGGTGTATCTCTTTATAAAAATGGGTCATTACTAACAACGGGTTCATCTTCGGGAGCGATTGGATATAATAGTACTTCTTATCCAACAATCGGAGCAAATAAATACACTTCTTCATTAGTTGGAAGTTATGTTACAGGATCGATTGATGCTGTTACTTTTTGGTCTAAAGCATTAACATTTGATGAAGTAGAAGGACTTTATAATACAGGAAGTGGAATTCAATATCCTTTTTCAAACAATTATTTACCTTCTCCAAAAGATTCGTATGCTAGCTATGACGGTACTGCTCAAGGTGGTTTAACTTATTCTAGTGGAAAAAGTAGAAACGCTTTTACTTTTAATGGTACAAATGCTTATGTGTCACTTCCTACTAATTCAATGAATTTTACTGGAGATTTTTCAATTTCTACATGGGTTTATGTATCATCTTATTTAACTGGTGTAACATACATTCCAATTCTTTGGAGTTCTTACGCACCCAGTTGGTATTCAAATCCAGGAGGTTTTAGATTTGATATTAGTGGCAATCAAATTGAAATGCAAATAGGGTACAAAGGTTCATCCGAAATCGGTTTAATAGCCAGTTATCCATTCGCTCCTTCTGGTTATAATCAATGGTATCATATTGTTATGACACGAAAAGCAAGTACAAGAACACGAATCTATGTAAATAGTTCTCTAATTAATAGTGATACGAATACAATAGACCCTATTTATTATGCGAATACTACTCCTGCAATTGGGGCTTGGGTATTAAGCGGTGTTATTCATGAAGTTGCATGCAATCAATCTGCAATTGATGAATTATATGTATATAATAAGGAATTAACATCTACAGAAGTTACAACATTATACAACGCAGGAACAGGAAAATTTTATCCAACATTTTAATATATGAAAGTTAGACAATTAACACAAGAGCAAGCGACTTTATTACAAGGTCAAATATGGGGTTTTAATGGACAATTTTTCAATCCTCAATTAGATGCTAATGGAAACTACTTTATTTCTAATGAAGAAGTAAACGGTTGTACTCTAACTCAAGCAATAACAATAGGGTGTGATTCATGGTTATTATCACTTCCTGAAATAGATTATAATCCAATTATATCCAATAAAATATGAATCTACTATCAATCGAAACAGCAGTATTATTAGGGTTATCCGTAGTGGGTTTTTTCCTTAAAGATTTATTTTCAAGATTTGGAAAGCTAGAGGCTAAAGTTGAAAATAATATAAGCAAGTATAACACCGAGTTTGGTAAGTTGATAGGTCGTTTAAATACGATTGATACACGTGCTACGGGAGAACTAAAAAGACTTGAAGAAATGATGGACATCCATTTTAAAAACCAATCAGACAAGTTGGAAGAGTTACAACGTATGCTCGAAAGAATAAATACAAATAGGTAATTATGTGGGCTTTTAGGGTAATCGATAAGGTTGTTGAAGATACGCTTAAACGTGACGGAAAATATTCACGTACATCTCTAACTATGTTTACTTCATGGTTGATATCTATTGTTATGGCTTGTTATGACTTCCTTACAAAAGGATTTGATTACCAAGTTTTTTTGGTATTTATAGCGGTGGCACTTGGAACGAAATTAACCGATTCATTTGGTAAAAAAATTGAGCAATGAAATATTTATTATTTTTGATTCCAATTATTGGAATAATAGCATACTACGAAATGAAACCACATGAAATAAAACAAATTAACGATATTATCAAATACAAAAACCGTGTCGTATTGGTAAAAGATACTATCACAAATGTTGAAATAAGGCTACGAAAAGCCAAAGAAATACACGATACTGTTACGATAATTAAGGAACAAGACACGTTAATAAAATTTCTTACGATCGAAACTAAATTACAAGACACAATTATAAAAAAGCAGGACACTGTAATAGTTAATTGTGATGAATTATTAAAAAAAGAAAAACGAAAAAAATGGTATTACATCGGTGGTGGTGCTTTATTGTTTGTTGGTTCATTGTTAATCAAACATTAGGGCAAAAAGATTCAGTATATTTATATGCGAGGTTAATGCCTATTTCAATTTACACAGGTGCAGGAAATCTTAAAGATAAAATCTCTCAAAACATAGAAGGAGGAATAAGCTATGGAGTAATTGACGCAGGACTTTGCGTTGGGAGTTACACACAAAGAAGAGATACAACAACCTTTGCTGAATTTAAAATAACAATGGATGCATCTCAATATGGTATATTCTCCAATGAATTCTCTGTAGGTTTTGGTCATGTATTCAAATCAAATACACCGATTATGTTAGATGCTTCGTATACCATCATGGCACAAGTACATAAAATGTGGGGAATTGGAATTACAACAGGTTACTATGACTTTGCTGGAAATACTGTTGACTTACCTAAAAATTATTACGGAATATTTATTCGCTATGGAGCATTAAGAAATATGAATGGAGGTTTAAATAGGACTCGAAATCACCACCATAGATGAAATGGATAGTCATACTTTTTCCTTTATTTACTTTTGGACAATTAGATTCAATTAAGTATAATTTATCCAATAGTATAACTGGTGTTTTTACTTCCAATACTAAACAAAAAAACTTTACTTTTTCGGGAACTAATAATTTCACGTACAAAAAAATAGGATTTCAAAATACATCTAGTATTTCAGATTCGTGGGTTATAAAAAAGATTTCAGAAGAAATTTCACATAAATCAAATATAACTTACGGAAAAGTATTCGTTTTGTATATGTTCAACCGATCATTAACACGTGGAATGGTTTACGATAATTCATTTGGGATTGGTTATGTACATTGGTGGACTTATTTCAGCCTTTCTTACGGTGTTTTAAACGAAAATACGATCTACACCAAACAAAAAAACACAAACGTATTTAGGCACTCATTACGTGCGAAATTAAACACTAAAATAATTACAATAGAATGTTACTATCAACCAAATGTTATTGATTACAATAATTGTATCTTTACCAATGTAATGAAAATTGTTTTGTTGCAAAAAAATAATTTTGCATTGACTTTTAATGATAATATTAATTATAGGTCAACAAGTAGCACAAAATTAATTCATTCGGCAACTATTAACTTAACTTACAATTTGAAAAAATGAAATATTTATTACTCCTAATCCCGTTTTTTGCATTTAGTCAAAAGGCAGATACAATTATAAAAACAGATGTGTTTACTTCTTACTATTCCAAAGATTTACGTTTGCCTATTATGGTGAAATACGTACTTTACAAAGGAGGTGGTGAATGTTCACGTGTTGGCGATGTATTCCATAATGACTACAAAGTTAATTCAGTAGGAGCAAAAGAATTTAAAGCAAGTGGTTACGACGAGGGGCATTTAGCAAATGCAGAGGATTTTGCCTACGATTGCAAAAAGCAAAAAGGTACATTTCAATTTATTAATCAACTTCCACAAACTCCAAACTTGAATAGAGGGATTTGGAAGCATTACGAAACAATGATAAGGGATTTATCTCAACATGATAGTTTAGTGATTGTATGCGGTGGAATTTGGGAAGATAACAAGGTTGTCAATGGTATGAGAATACCCAACAAATGTTGGAAAGTAGTCTATTCGATTACACTAAAAAAACCTATTTACATTTTATTATTTACTAATGACAATAAAGCAACCGTTCGGGAATTACGAACAGTTGAAGAACTTAACTTAAAAACAAAAATAGATTATGACATTAGATGATTTTATTACAACGATGAAAAGTTGGGAGGGGAATTTAAGCCGTGACCCAAATGATTCTGCTTCGGCACACCTTTGCCCTACACCTTACAAAGATGGTCACCAATATCACACTAACAAGGGAATAACTTACGCAGTATGGAAATCGCACTTCGGTAGTGATGCAGATGCTAGATTCTACGAAATGAACAACCAAGACTGGTTTGAAATTTTTGATCAACTTTATTTCAAAGCTGTAAAAGGACATGACTTCAAAGTATTGAATATTGGTGCGATGGTTTCGGAGTTTGCGTGGGGTTCTGGGGTAGTTCCTGCTGGAAAACTATTACAACACGCTTGCAACAAAATGGGTGCTAATCTAGTTATCGATGGACAAATAGGACAGCATACACTAGATTTCGCAAATAGTGTTGACTCACAAATACTATTCGATAACCTAATCCAAGTACGAAAAGATTTCTTTACTTCAATTGGAGTTGGTAAAAATGCGAAATTCCTTAAAGGTTGGATAAATAGACTTAACGACAACGCAAAAAAGTTTAGACCATAATATTATTTATTAATAGCACTTTATAAATATAGTGCTATTTTTTTTGAATAAAAGTATTAAAAAGTGTTGTTTATTAATACTTATGTTATATTTTTGTAGAAACAAACAAACAAAAAACTAGAAATTATGAAAATTTTAAGCACTAAAAGATTTAACAAATCACAAGCAACAAAAGAAAGACAATTAAGCTATATTGTTGCTAAATGCGTAAATGAAATGAATGATAATTTAGAGGTGTATCATTTTGTAATGAATAATATAAAAAGAGCGATAAAGAAAAATGATTTTTCTTTAGCAGAAGAAATGACGAAAAATTACACTCAACGATAAAATTATAATTGACAGCACGGAATAGACGGCATTTTTTTAAACTTTAAAACAAACACCATGAAAACAGTAAAAGGAATGTTGATATCTATTGAAGAAAAAGATATTAAAAAAGGAGTATTAAACTTAGGCAAAAGAGTAAAAATAGTAGGGGATTATTTTAATATTTCAAATTTTGAAATAGTTAAAATAATAGCACCTGCACTAACAACAGTTGGAAATTATTCGTTTAGTGGTAACGCTAGCTTCACAGGTGGTGAGTTTCCTGCATTAACAACTATTGGAAATAATTCGTTTCGTTCTAACGCTAACTTTACGGGCGGTGAGTTTCCTGCACTAACAACAGTTGGAGATTATTCGTTTATTTCTAACGCTAACTTTACGGGCGGTGAGTTTCCTGCACTAACAACAGTTGGAAATTATTCGTTTAGTTATAACGCTA